TACCCCCATTCCTTAATTGGTTTGGGGGTTTTTATTTACAAAAGTGCAACATATTGCCTTTTATGAGCCGATTAACCAAGATATTCGCCTCATTTCATTAAAATATGCAACATATTACCTTTTATGCTATTTAGAAATATGATAAGGCTAACAAAAGGACAAACTCAAAATATCATACTTACTTTAACTGAAAAGCAGTTACTTACCAATCCAAACTATTTGTTTATATTTACAAATAGAAGTGCGAATACTGAGGTAAAGTTTGTTAAATTAAACGCTACCGATATAAGTGCTTACAAGGATAGATACAATGAGTTTAGTATAGTAGTTAATACCTATTTTGGTTCTTCTTTGAATGGTCAATATGACTATGAAATTTATGAGCAAACTAGCACTACAAATACTAATCCTGCAGGGTTAAATATGGTTGAATCAGGCATAATGGAATTAGTAGGAACTGCTTTGACCTATGCTGAATATAACACAAACGATACATATACAATTAGACAATAATGGATAATATACTAGTATTAACATTCGCAGAGGCAAAACAACCTGAATACAAAGAGAAAAAAGGTGTAGGCTTCATACAATATGGAGATAGAAATGACTATCCTAACTACTTAGTTGATTTATTTAACAAGTCAGCAAAACATAACGCTATTGTAAAAAGCAAGGTACACTATATTACTGCAAATGGATGGACTTCTAGTGAGGAAGCTAGAACATTTGTAGAGAAAGTAAATAGAACTGAAAGCCTAGAGGACTTAACTCGTAAGGTTAGTTTGGATACCGAAATATTTGGTGGATACTATTTAGAGATAATTTGGAATGACCAAGGTCAATTAGCTGAAATATGGCATATTGACTATACTAAAATACGCACGAATAAGGATAATACGCAGTTTTGGTATAAGGAAGATTGGAAGGATAATAAAGAAGAGGCTAAGGTATATACTGCTTTCAATCCTAATGCAGAAAGCAAAGTTAAACAAATATTATATGTTAAGGAATACCGCCCTAATATGGGTATCTATTCTTTACCTGCATATTTTGGTGCCTTAAACTATATTGAAAGTGATATTGAAATATCTAAGCATGTATTGGGCAATGCTCAAACAGGTTTCTCTGCAAGTAAACTTATAACTTTACCAAACGGAGAACCAAGTGATGATGAGAAGAAAAATATCGAGCAAAGATTTACTAAAAGATTTAGTGGAAGTGATGGCAAGAAGTTTATCTTATCATTTGTTACTGACCCTCAACGCAAACCTATCATTGATGATTTAGGTGCAAGTGATATTACTAAGGAAGATTTCCAAAAGGTAGATGAACTAATACAAACTAATATTTTTAGCGGACATCAAATTACTACCCCATCTATTTTTGGTATCGCAACACCTGGCAAATTAGGTACCCGTAGCGAAATGAGAGATGGTTACGAAATATTTAAAAATACCTATGTAAATAGTAAGCAAATGCACTTAGAAAGTGTATTCAATATGTTAGCTAAGTTACGAGGCATACAAGACCCTGAATTAAAAATTATTCCTACTGAGGCTATTGGATTAGAATTATCCGAGAATATACTTAAGGAAATTGCTCCTAAAGAATGGTTACTTGAAAAAGCAGGTATTGATATTTCTAAATACGAGCCTGTGCAAGAACCTGTGCAACAAGCACAATTTGCAGAACAAGATTTCAGTTTATTTTTTGAGTTTGGAGAAGCAAAGGAAGGTTTTCAAGTTTGGAAACAAAAGAAGAAATTTAATGATGATAATGAATACGCATTATTTGCAGATGTAAGCCAATTACAAGCTAATGTATTGGACTTAATTGTAAAGGATAAGCGTATTACTCCTGATGTTATTGCTGAGGTTTTAAACTCAACTCCTGAAACTATTAACTATGTAATTAATAAACTTGTCGATAGTGGATATTTAAAGGTGGAGGAAATTAGTGTTGGAGAAGGTTATGATGAAAACATTATTACTGAAAGAACATTAACTGCACCTATTAGTACAATAACAGGTACAACAACTCCTCAAACAAAGGAACTTTTGGTTAGATATTCTTACGAATGGAATACAGGGTTTGATGATAGTGATAAGAAAACAAGTAGACCATTTTGTAAGGCTTTATTAGATGCAGGTAAAATGTATAGTCGTTCCGAAATAGAACAAATGACTATGAGATTAGGTTACTCTGTATTTGATAGAGGTGGAGGTTGGTACACTGAGCCAGGTACAAATAACCATAGTCCTAGTTGCAGACATCATTGGGTTTCAAACATAGTAACAAGAAAATAAAATGAGCAAGAATACTTTATTTATATCAGTACAAAACATTAAGGATAGAACAGGTTTACACGCAAATGTAGATGAGAAATTAGTACTGCCTGAGATTAAAACTGCTCAGGATATGTATATTTTACCTGCACTAGGTTCTGCATTATACAATCAATTACAAACTGCAGTAGAAGGTAATACATATACAAACGAAGAAACAACATTATTGGATGACTATATTGCAGATTGTCTTGTTTATTATGTTATGAGTGAATTGCCTATGGGATTATCTTATCAATTTTATAACAAAGGATTGTTGAGAAAGTCAGGAGAGAATACTGAAAACCCATCTATGCAGGATATGATTGATGTTGCAAATAGATACAGGTCAAGAGCCGAATTCTATAAACAAAGAATGATTAAATATTTGAAACAAAATAATGTTCTATATCCTAATTACTTAAACTTTGGTAGTGGTATAGATAGCATTAAGCCTGATAATGATGGGTATACTGTATCTATGTGGTTAGGAGATAATGGATGTTGTGGAGATGATACAAAATATAGAAAATCATTTGAAGAAAGATACCAAGGTAATATAGGATGTTGTTAATATGAGCAAACAAGTAACTATAAAAAATCAAAATAAGCTAAAAGTTTATTTAGAAAAAGCAAAGAAAAATGACACTAAACCAAATAGTAGCACAACTGACAAAACTAGGCAACGACCACGAACAAATTAATTTCGTGTACTTTGGTGATGTTTGGGAAAGATTAAGCAAACAGGAAGTTACCTATGCAAAAGAAATAGGCTATTCATTTAGTTTATATTTTATGGATAGAATGCTTAGTGAGGAAACAAACGAAACTGAGGTTATGTCGGATATGACTTTAGTAGGACAGGATATAGTAGCACAATTACGCTACCCTGAAGATTATTCAATTGTTACTTGGACTTTAGGTAACAATATTCCAATTACTTATTATACAGAAAGCGACCCTGATTACTTAGCAGGAGTAAAGTTAGACATTACTTTGACTTTACCATTTGTGAATGATAGATGTCAGGTTCCATCAAATTATACATTTTAACTATGAATAGTAAAAAAATAAATCAGTTAGCTACCGAACTTACTCCTAGTTTAAGTGACTTAACAATAATAGGAGACCCAAGTACAGGTGTAAGTAAGAAAATTACTTTAAGCCAAATGGCTAGTTTATTTACAGGTACTGTGGAAGAATATCCTAGCCTTGCTTCATTTCCATTAGTAGGTGTTGCTGATACAATTTATATTGCAACAAATACAAATATTTTATATCGTTGGGATACAAGTTTAAACGCGTATGCAGAACTTTCTCCTAACATTGTAACTTCATTAGTGTTTAGTGATGCGAATGGATTTGATGGTACTATCTCATTAGTTGGCTCAGTAGCTACTTTGACAATTACTACTGCATTGACAACAGGCTCAGTACCTTTTATAGGTGCTTCAGGTGCGTTAAGTCAAGACAACGATAACTTATTTTGGGATGACACAAACAATAGATTAGGTATAGGAACTAAACTTCCTACTACTGCTTTAGATGTATTTGGTTCAGGCATCATTGGTCGTATAAATGGTACTTCAACTAATAACTCATTTTTAGGTTTTGCAAGTGCAGGTACTAACAAATGGTCAATTGGTAATGTTCAGTCTGACCATAGATTTAGAATTTATAGTGAAGCAAATACAAGCGAATTAGTTTCAGTTTTACAAACAGGGGAATTTGGTATTGGTATTGCAAACCCAACAACAAAGCTTCATATTGACGGCGGTGCAAGTGCTTTGATTGCTAACTTAGACGCAAATGTTTCTGTTGCAAAAAGTGTTTCTTTTCGTTCAGATAATAGTGCAAGATTTAACATTGAAGTTTCAGGCACAGAATCAGGTTCAAATGCAGGAATGGATTTTTATTTGCGTGCTTATACTGACGCAGGTGCTTTACTTTCAACACCTTTAACAATTACACGCGCAACAGGTGCAGCGGCTTTTATTAGCACAATAAGTGCAACGGGTGCGACACTTACAAGCACTCAAACAAACTTAGTTTTAAATACTACAACAAATACTTCTTTTAGTAAACTTTCATTCCAAGACAATGGAGTTGAAAAGGGTACTTTAACTTATGCGAATTCAGCTTTTGCAGCTACTTCGAGAAGGAATAAATTAGAAATTGCAAATACAGGTGGCATTAATTTTATTACGCAAAATGCGCCACTTTCACCTGATATGGTTATAAATAGTTCAGGAAATGTAAGTATAGGAAATACAAATGATACTTATAAATTAGAAGTTAATGGAAATATTGCAGCAACAAATGGAGGCATATATTATTTGCAGCGTTCAAGTAGTTCAGCGGTTTTACCAATTATTAGATATTGGAATGGAACAGGAAGTCCTATGACAGGCGGCGCGTTGGGTGATATACTTACAATTGGTACGCAAGGTACTAACGATTTAGTATTAGCTACTGACAATTTAAGAAGATTAACTATTCTTGGTTCTAATGGAAATGTTGGAATTGGTATAAGTAGTCCTTCAAATAAACTTGACGTTAGAAATGGTGGCGACTTTGACGTTAAATTTAGAAGTGAAGCCGCAGGTGGAACTGTTGGAATATTATTAGAAACCGCAAATACTTTTAGTGGAACTTCACAGGCATTTATTAAATGTATTGGAAGTGCAGGTGGTGGTCAATCAAATTTAAGTTTTGGAACTGCTGCAAATTCAGGGGAT